GAATCGAACAACGCTGGTTTGTTTTTAGTTTTAAATCTAAATACAATATTACCAGTTTCTTTTTCTTGATCATCAAGTTCCTTAAAGTAAGGCATTTTACCTTTACCTTTTGGAAAATGTTTAGCAAACATATCTTTTATTTTAGTTGCTAAAGGTTTTGCTTCTTCCGATGATAGCAGAAGATCTGTTTTGTATACTCCATCTGGATTAAACTTCGTATCCGCTTTTGTAAGCCACGGATATTTAGCTGTGCCTTTTGGGGTTACAAGCTTTACATATTTATCGTCCATAGTTATTTTCCTTTACGTTCTATAGTTACTAATAAGTGTACCTATTAATACACTTTGTGTAATTAGCTGAAAAAATAGTCAGCTTCTAACACTTTGTTTATATCTAACTTACCTTTTGTAGGTAATTCAGGTATTTTGTGATGTAATTTTTCTGGTATTAATGCATGAGCATGTTGCAGAAAAACTTCTAATGGATCTATTTGTGTGTACATATCAACAAAAGCCTGACGTAAACAATCATTTAACTTTTTTTGATTTGCCGCAAGAGTTCCAAAAGAATCGTGGACCATCGCAAAATCCACAATGCCTTTTTGTTTAGCGTAAGCAACAGTCAACAACATAACTGTAGCATCAAGAGAATGGACAAAGTTTGGTGATATACCATTTGCTTGTCTTCTCTTATCTACTTTGTTTGTTGTAGATCTGATTCTTATTCTACCCATCATTCTAGTTTTCAATACAGTTTCAGCTTGTGAATAATAAGCTTGACGTACTGGAAACCCTAATGGTGTTACCCAAAAGACTGGTGTTTTTTGTTCTGCACATAATCGTGCAACTTTTTGTAACCACTCCATTGCTTCAGGAGCTTTTACAACTACTTCACCAATTGAATCCCATATATTACCTGCTAAATAAATTGCCGCTTGTTGTCTATTTTGAAACTGCAGGTCTTCTTTGTTGTCTAATCTTTTTTGTATATATTCGTCTACAAATTCAGTTGCAGAGTATCTGGTAGATCCATATGGCAAAGTCATAACAGATCTTTTACAAGCTTTCCTGTCAATACCATATTCGTTCCATTCACTGGCAATCCACTTTTTATCTGATTCATCTTTTTCTAATTTATCTTCTACAACTTTAGATACCATGCCATATATATCTTTTGGTTTATCTGTTGGTAATAAATTAACAGCTTCTCCACCTACTTCGTCTCTTAACATCGCACTAAAATGTTGAAGACCATTACAAGAACCGTCTGAGTGCAATGGTAAATGAGAAACAAATTTTTCTCCATGTTTTAAATAACCTGCCCATTCAATACACGCAGCTAAAAATTGAAATGGTTCTTCTGCGTCTTCCCAAAAATTATGTTTAAATGGTTCATCACCACAATTCTTAATTATTTCTGAATGATCAAAAGTCCATTTAACACGTTCATCTAAAGATAATTTATCTTGACCAAATAAGTTTGCAACATGTATTGCTAAATATCTTACTCCATCTTTTCCTAATGGTAATCCATCAGCAAACAATAATAAAGCTTTAGCAAAGTCTGGACCTTGTGGGTTTAAGTATGGTGGAACTGGATATGCTCTACCTCTAAAGTCTAATGTCCAAACAAAATATATTCCCTCTTCTTTTTCAAATTTGTTTGCTAAATGTATTGTCTTTGCTAAACCTAAACGTTTTGATTTAGTTCTTTCATTGGCCGTGTAAACAGCAACAGCTTTAGCTTTCCATTTTTTTAATGATACTTTGTTTGTTGCTATGTCGTGTGGTTTAGGTGGTAAATCTAATAATTCGTTATTAATTAATTTACCTCTACTTCTATTACCATAATTATAACAAGTATTAAGTACTAATAAAATATTTCTATTAACTTTCCATCTTGTTTTTTGTAAATCATTTATAGAATTATAAACTTCAGGCATATCATATTGTTTTAACTCTTCTAAGTAATTCATATGCGAAGTTATTCTATGCCCTTTAACTAAATATATTCCTTTTGTGTTTCTGTAACCACCATTAAATGGATTAGTCCAGTCTGTTGGTTGAACAATCATTGGAAAATGTTCTGGGTTTAAAAACTCATTGAACTTTTTAGAATTATTAATCCATTCTAAAGTTTTAGGTTCACATACAATAACATTGTACGTTTTACCTCTGTGTGGTTTTGATTTAATACTTACTAAACCTGTTTTTTCTATAAACACTTGAAACAATGCTTCTCCTACATGGAGTTTTTCTCTTGTTGTCCAAGGTGTCCATTGAAAATTAACTTTATCTTTTTGTTGACTTAACTTATATTTTTTATATCCATAATGTACTGATCTGCTGTCAATATCTTTTAATACTTTATCTATTAAATATGGTTCTTTGTCATACATACCTGTCGACCATATTTCATCTTCTATTTTACCACCTAATGCAATTGCAGTTGCTGTAAATTTTCTATCTTTTGTACTTATAGCGTCAATTATAAATCGTATAGTGATAGTTGATGCAACTAAAGGATCTATTTTCTTTAGTAATTCATCTGATATAAGTTTTGGTCCTGATTGTACTACACTTAATCTGTCTGTTATTCCTGTTGCTACTTCTTTAACTGTTGCTGATGTAATACGTTTTCCGTATGGAGTTAAAGATTCTGATTTTTTTTCTGCATGTTTGATAACACGATCTGTTTCACGTTTACCACCGTTCAGTCTCGATTCTTCTTCAAGCTCTAATTGTCTGCGCTCTAAGTTATGTTGCATGATTGCTCCCTTTTATACATTGATACAAATAGTTTAAAACAAAAGAATGTGCAGTAACTATTGGACTGCACACTCTTATTTGTTTATGCATTTATGTCATAATCTGCCTCCAACACTTTAACAGCATCTTGTAAATTTTTTGGCGCAAGATGTGCGTAAGTTAATGTTTGATTTATATTTTTATGGCCAAGCCATTCTTTGACCACTTGCAAAGAGACACCTCTTTGTACAAGTCTAGATGCGCATGTGTGTCTACAAGCATGTAATACAAATTGTTTGTCTTTTAACAAACCCATTTTTTCACGCACATAATTCCATTGAAATCTAATATCTGAATCTTTTAAATTAGCAAAAGGATATTTAGTTGTGTATCTTAAAAATATTTCTTGTACTCTTTTTGTTAAAGGTATAGTTCTAGGTTTTTCATTTTTAGTTTCATACACAGATAAATTACCATTAACAATATCAGTTTTACAAGCATTTAATAATTCTGTCTTTCTTAAACCTGTGTCTATTAATACAGTAACAAAATCTAAAAAATAAAAGAATTCTGCATTAAACAATATATCTAATATTTTATTTTCTTCGTCAAGTGAAAAAAATCTAGTTCTACCTTTACCTTCTTTAAGCCATTCAATAACTGGTTTAGCAGGTATATATTTTCTTTTGTATGCAAATGTTAACATTTTAGATAATGACGCTAATTTTCTATTTATAGTTCCATTAGAATTGCCTTGATCTTTTAAAATATTTACTAAATCATCAATAGTAGTTTCGTCTACATTATTAACATCAGTATTTTTTCCTATTAAATCTACAACATTGTTTGCATTATATAATTGTTTTACGTCTGTGTTATACCAATAACGATCTGTTGTTTTTCTTAGCAAATCTTGCAATGATAGTACAGAGTATTTTAATGGATCTAATTTTTGTAATTCGTTTTTAATATCTTTATTATGTTTCATACAATCTAAAACTACAGCAGAAATAATATCTGCATTACTTTTTGTTCCATTAAAACTTTCACGGAATCTTTTGCCTTCGTGTGTCACATCAACTTGGTACGAATCTTTACCTCTTTGTCTTACTGGCATTGTCTCTCTCCTTTATTTTAATTTTATGTTGATCTATAACTTTTTGTATATCAGGTGATTGCCAACCTTTTGGTTTAACACAATCATAATAATAACTACGTTTAGATCTACCTCTAACTTTTTTCATGTTAGCTTTATGCACAGCTTTCCAAGCAGAATTAAATGGTAAATTAAATAACCAAGCTGTACCAACAATAACATAAGTTAAATCAACTAAAGCGTCTAACGCATCGTCTGTTTTGTTTTTAGCAATCGCTACTTTTAATTCGTTTAATTCTTCTTCAATAAATTTTATTCTAAATGTAATTAAATCAGTTCTTACTTGTGGAATTGCTGGTTTTTTCTGTTGTCGCCAACCAAACTTTTTATGGAATGCTTCTATGTCTGACCAAAAACTCATAATCTCCCCCATTGTATATCTCTGTGTAATTGAAACACTGATGTTTTTAATTTTAATCTTAATTTGCCCAATGTACATAGCTTCTTTACTAAAGGATCTTTAGGATTTTCTCGAATAAAATTAACAAAATGCTCTTGTTGGCCATAAAACGCCAAGCCAAGACTATTTAATAATGCAATTGTTTCTCTTCTATTCATCGTAAATTACCAGTTTCATTTTGTTTTTTAATGATAAATATTT